TATGTCATCATTTCCGAATTGTCATAAGTGTTATGGTACTCCTCGTTATAATCATTGTCATTACGAAAAATTGCTTTGAAAGCAACAAGAGAGTCTTCAAAATGCATACACAAGATTGCATAGGCAATATCCCTTGCGTTAACGATATGCCCTTTCTTGGAGCAATCTTGAATAGTAGTCATTATTTGGTCATTCGTTACCATATTTATCCTCCATATAATGTTACATCATATATACTCTGTGATTGTGCGCATCCATTTTCATCAATATCTACATCGTACAGACTCGCACTCTTTTCTAATTCCTCACCATATCCGAATTGAAGGACAGGGTAGAAACGCATAGCAATAGGGTCAAGCAAGTCCATTGACCTATTCTTTCCCAATTTAGTATTCATCTCTTTCTTACTATAAAGAGCCTTCTTGCCACTTGGCATCTCCCTAAACCTTACCACCATACATTCTTCTACGAACTCGTTCGCTATCGTTATTGGTGTCTTTAACATCTGATGCTCGTACACCTTGTTGGATACGTCCTCGGAAAAAGAGATATATCCTCTCTTAACGGCTTCAACAACTCGCAAGTAACATTCAGCCTTTAAGTTATATGCCTCCCTCTTGTATAGTCCTATAGGGGCAAAACTTGACATGAACGGAACGGCATCGGGAATGTAGTCATTTATGTACGTTCCTCTAATGGCATCATATATAATATGGTCATCAGCAATGTTATGCTCAATGGCAAACATCTGTAGCCTTTCGGCATTCTCCCTCGGTGTTGTAGTCTTTAGGATTAGATAGTCAAATATGTGAAAACCATCCCATGCAAGGCATAGGAAATTATCAGTTCCCGAATCGGCAAGGTCACAAGTAACCCATTTATCACCATTGGTCTGTTCATCGTTCATGAATACTTGATATGCGTCTTCGTAAGGTATTGGTATGTCAAGACCTTCGTGGCTTGAAACATTCCAATTCGCCTCAAGGTTCTTCTGTGTTTCCGTCTCACCAGAAACAGCAATAGAACCAATGTATCCGCTATTCTTATTGAGGATTGCCTTATTCTCGCTTGTCTTTCCTTCGTAGAACGTGAATGACTTTATCATATCCTTATATGTTGCCGTTCCGTTCTTTCCGTTGAAATTTCTAAGCACCCTATCTATCTGTGCCTTGCACATTCTATACACATCCTCTTTTGTCTCACCTTGTGCAACCTCCTTTACGGACTTTCCGTACACAAAGAAATACCTTACAACACCTTCACGTTCGGGAATTATCCTTCCATCAGCACCTATGTACCAATCAAGGAATGTTCTCAGCCAATGGTCACGTTCTGGGTTTGTTGTCATTCTAACCTTACCCGTCCAATCTGCTATACCACGATTTCGTGAGAACAAGTATGTGAAACATTCCCAAGTAAATCCTGTTCCCTCATCAAAGTATATCAAGTCATATTGCCTACCCTTAAAACGCTGGGATATCTTTTGAAGGCTTTGGTCAGCAATGTGCGTTACATCCACTCTTGCTCCGCTTGGAAAATCAATGTGTGGGTCACCACTCTCTATTACGGAGCATCCTTCACCATACATCTTCTTGAACTCATCAAGAATACCACCGCCAGATTTCAAGTCACCAAGGTTGTTACGAAGGAAACAAGCACGAAACCTACCATCAAGAGAAGGCTCTGCACACATGAATACCGCCGCAGCCGTATTGTGTGTTACCATAAAGTCATCTATGATATATAGGTGCATTCTGTCATCTATCCATATGCACCTCGCATCACACCTATCTACCTTCTTGATGGACTTTATCTTAACGTGTCTTCTCCTCGTAAGTTCTTCTGATATTGTCACCACACATTTACCATTATCTTTATCTTCGCTTATGGCAACAATTCCTAAACTCCTACAGATGAACACAAGGTCATCGGCTAATTGCCAATATGGTATGGTAAGCAATATATCGCCATTGGGTAATTTACTTCCATATGTAGAAATGGCTTTTTTAAGGATTGTCTTCCTATCCTCTATGCTACCCCAAAGGCATTCCCTTGGTATGAACCTTACATATCTTCCGCATATATCCAATGATGATACATCGTAGTATCCTTTGTCAAATGTCTGTTCGTTTGATATTGGAAGATATACATCCTCACCATTATCCAACATCCTTATCATGGCAGATGTGTCATCCGTTGTCAAGTCAAGTGACATCGTGTGATGTGTGTTAAGGTACTTGAATAGTTGTACATCGTTACGAAAAGACCAAAGATGTTCAAGACCGCATCTTGATTTCCTTCCGTCTTCCGTCTCAACCTCATAGATATCCTTGTCCTTATGCTCAAAAATCTTTAGTATTGCACATGGCTTACCGAAAGGAGTGCAAACCAAATCTCCAACATTAAGGTCACCCATCCTTACCCATCCATTTGGTGTGAGAACCTTTGTGTATAATGGGTTCATTTTTCCACCCGAAAGCGCACCTCCACCTATAACAAGGTCAAGATTGCTCCGAACGAACTTGTCTTGGAATCCATCAAAAGGTCTTAGTATGGTTGTTTTGGTTGGCATACATCTCTCATTTTTGTGAAACAAAAATACTATCAATGGCATAAGCATTTGACAATTAGCAACAAGCACTTATTTCACTATGAAACAAAACTAATATCCTTTTACGAACATTTTCTTTCTCCATATGTATTTTTGTAAAAAATTATAGTCCTTAATATATGAAATTCACAAAAGAAGATGCCTACAAAGAACTTGTTAGGATTATGACGGAAAAGGGAGAAAAACTCAACTTGTCCGAAAGAAGCATCAATGAGCATTTAGATAACCTTATGCCATTGCTTGCTAACGATGAGACCGAATTGAATGCTTTCGTTCAGCAGATTCTGCCGTTGATGAAGACCGCAGATGCTAACATTAGGCATGATGTTTCGGTCGGCATTGCCGATTTCAAGAAAGGGTATAAGCCTACCACAGAACCCATCACTACAATTACAAAAAACAATGGTGGAGAAGGTGGGAGCGGTGATTCATCAAATGATGAATTGATTAACAGACTTGCAGCCTTGGAGGAGAAATTGAAGAAATCCGAAGAGGAGTCTAAAATCAAGAGCATCAAGACGAATTTCATCGCCAAAGCAAAAGAGAAGGGTGTTAGTGATGAAGAATGGCTGAAAGATTATGTTGATGAAATCAATATCAGTTCAGATATTGATGTTGATGCGAAGGTTGAATCATGCCTAAAGTTCTTCAATAAGTCTAAGGCTCAACTCGGTGGCGATGTTACACCCAAGTCAGCAGGCGGCAATGTAGATGACAAATATATGGCGAGTGTGATTTCACAACTCGTCCCAAAGGGAGATTAAAAGAGTGTCATCTTCCTTGAAACTTAAAGAGTATTAACAAAAAAGAAGAAAAGAATGAGCGAGAAGTTTTATGGTGTTTTTCGTGGTAGAAAGACAATCCAGCGAAGCGGTACTATCGGTGGCGCACGTTCAGTCTTTGTTAAGTTGCAAGGCAACAAGAACGAGTTGGTTTATCCCACTTTCGGTGGGTTCATTCAGAACCCATTCAAGGGTGCAGGCAAGTTCTTCGCAGGAGACCTTGTGAATTATGAGACTGACGAGAATGGTGTAAATCCAAAGGTGTACATCTTGAAGACCTTCAAGGTAGTTAGTGCTTCTGGGACTGTTGTAAACATCCTTAGAGATGGATACAAGCACGTTCCTTGCGTAGGTGATAAGATTGGTGTTGCTCCAGCAACCATCGGTGGTTCTATGACCGCAGTTACCATTACCGCAGTTGCTAAGAGTGTTGTAAGCGGAAAAGATGTGTGGGCTTGCACCACAAGCGGAGAATTGAGCGCAAGTGAAAATGACATACTTGTAGAGGCTGACAATAGCAACAAGATGCTCGTTAAGAACATCAATGCCGTATGTCCTACAGACCTTGATATGTTTGATGCACCTGCTGCCGATGACAATGACTTTGATGGCGCACGTTATTCCTATACCCCTGCATTGGGTGGAATAATGTATACGAACAGAATGTCACCTATTCCTGCTTGTGTGAAGAAACTCAACCAGTCAAAGGTAAACGGATGGTTTCAGATTCAGTCTGTTTAATTAAAAGGAGGAGGAAACTATGCATAAGTTTGAACTAAGTGTATATAAGAGTCTGTGGGAGGATAAGAAGGCTCTCACAACTATACTGAACACACCCAATCTCATCAAGGCAAATCACACCTTTTGGAGAGAGGACTTTGATGTAGACCCCAACATTACAGAGACTAATGCAGAGGGTGAGGCTGTGTTCACAAGTAGAATGCGTAAGGTTGATACTGGCTCTTTGATGGATATGCGTGCGCCCCTTGGCGATAGTGTTCCCGAAGATGTAAAAGGTATTGAGGCATACCAAGGCACAATCCAAGAGTTCATCTCTAAGGGATATGTGGAGACCGCAGAGATGCGTGAATATAAGCGCAGACTCTTTGCCGAAATTGGTGATGCAGCCCTCGTTAGCCGTTTCGTAAGCGATGTTCTTCAGCCAAGGGTTGATAGCGCAAATCAGACCTTGTCACACATGGCTGCTCAGTTGATTTCAACAGGTAAGATTTTCTATGCGCAGGGTGTTGGTCTCAAGGGAGGTATCCTCAAGGCTGCTATTCCTGCTGAGAACTTCCTTAAGGTAGGTTCAAAGGCTTGGACAGACAAATCTGCCCTTATCCTTGATGATATGCGTAAGATTGAGCAGGATTTCCGTGATGCCACTGGTCTTGCTATTCCTATGCAGTGGAAGATTACACGCAAGATGCTGAACAATGTCTTCTTGAAGAACGAGCAGGTCATCAAGTGGATTAAGGATATGTACCTTGTTGATACGGGTCAGATAGGTGTTGGTTCAACTAACTTGAGTGGTCTTGTTGTCAACGATGCTAACTTTGCCAAGTACATTGCTTTGGTGCAGGGTATCAGCACTATCCGCATTGTTGATGAGAAGCAGAACGATGTTGTAAACGGAAGTGTTAGCGGATGGAAAGATGGTGTTGCCGTATTCTGCCCCGATACCAAGTTGGGTCTTGTGCGCAGAACCACCATTGCCGATGTTCGCTATTTCACCGCAGAGTACACGAACCCAAGCACCTCATTCGTGTTCGGTTCTGCTCTTGATGGTTGTGCTTTCGTGAGAAATAGTATTGTACCTAATGGAGTGTTGAAGGAGTGGCATTCCGACCTTGTGTTGGCTGCTACACCAACTCTTGACGAGTTCCTCTACCACTACATTGTAGATACTACTTCGGCAGGGTCTTAAACAAGTTTAACTAAACAGATTTGTACGAGCGAATATGGCAGCGAAATTTGATATAATAGATTACCTTTCTGGACTAACT